TCAGAACAATCCCGCCGGCTGGGAGGCATCATCCCAACTAAAAATTATCACCTCCTTTCGCGCCGCTTCCCGACCGCCGCCGCCGACCGTGTATCTGATCTCGACGGTTTCGATGTGGAAGCCGTCGAAGGCCTGACGGATCGCCGGGTGATCGTTCAGGCTGACGATCGCCTTCCCCTTGAGGGAGCGCAGCCGGGCCGCCATGGCCACGTACTCGTCATAGGGAAATGGCACACCATAGCCCTCCGTCTCCCAATACGGCGGGTCTAGATAGAACAGCGTGTGTGGGCGGTCGTACCGATCGATGCACGTCTTCCAGTCCAAGTGCTCGACGAATGTATTGGAAAGGCGAAGATGCGCCGCCGACAGTGTTTCCTCGAGCCGCAGCAGGTTCAGACCGGGTGGTGACGTGGTAGCGGTCCCAAAGGACTGGCCTTCGACCTTCGCGCCGAAACAGTTGTGCTGGAGGTAATAGAAGCGGGCCGCACGCTGGATATCGGTGAGTGTTTCCGGGATCGTCTCCTGAAGCCACTTGAACACCTGCCTGCTTGTGAGCGCCCATTTGAACTGACGCACAAACTCCTCCAGGTGGTGCTGCACGACCCGATAAAGATTGATCAGATCCCCGTTGATGTCGTTGATCACCTCGACCGCTGCCGGCGGCCGTAGGAAGTACAGTGCCGCCCCGCCCGCAAACACTTCGACGTAGCATTCGTGCTTGGGGAATCTCGGAATCAGGTGATCCGCGAGCCGGCGCTTGCCGCCCATCCAAGGAACGATAGGGTTTGCCATATTTGGAATTGCCTTTTCTTTTTTGCGTTAGAATTCGGCCCGCCTACCGGTAGGCGTCAGGGCCTTGGCTAATTCACTGGCTGCTTCAGTGGAAAGGCGACCGGGAGTATGCGCAAACATACCCCCGGTCGCCCTGTCTCTCTTCGCCGATGCCGACGAGAAAAGTTACTTTGATGCGCCCTATACGGGGACGCATCGCGCCCGCAAAAATACTGTATGTTTACACAGTATTTTGCCGAGGCGCATCGTGAAACTTCCTGACTTCAAACCTCCCACTCTTGCCGAGCTGCGCAACTGGTGGAATGACCATCGCGGCGAAGGCGACGTCGAGCGCCTGATCCTCGAAGTGCAGTACCTTCGACTCCTGCTGCTGCGCCTACGCGGTGAAGCCGACGCGGCAGTTCAGCTTGCCAGAGGAGTTGATCGCAGCCTGATTGCACGCGAGTCGCCGATCATGGAACTTCGAATACGGCTCGCCCAGGAAGTGCTGCGCATCGGCACCATCGACGACACGCCCCGGCACGACGCGGTTCCAAAGAACGTGCAGGAATACGCACGTAGCCCCGATGCGGTCAAGTTCGAGGCTGACGCGCGGCGACGCCGCGAAGATCGCTGAACAGATGCTTCGCGGCACACACGCGTACGTCAGTTACAGCCCGGCGTCGTCGGCCGCACAGCGCACACGTACGCCTGAAGCACCTTCACCTTGCTGATTTCGTTGTCGTCGTCGCCGGCAACCCGGAAAACGCGTTCTGCAACCGCACGGTCGACGTCTGCATAGGCGGCGGCACCATCGCCCACGCTGGCGGTGCCGGTGGTTCCTGACACGTCGTCGCGACCGGCTGCAGAACAGTTGCTGACCGCGATGCGCAACCGCTCAGTACCAGCAGCAAGAGCAGCGACATAGTTACGGTTTTGGTTTTCATGAACCTCCTTCTCATTGGTGATCTGAGCATCGGCCGCCGCGATTGCGACCTCGGCTTGTTTGTGCGCATCGATCGCGCGTTTTTCGCCTTCGAGCGCCGCGCGCGAAACCGCGAGCATGTCGTTCGCGTGCCGCTCGTTATCGACGGCGTGCGCGGCCTTCTCGTCGGCAAGCTGTTGAGCGCCGAGCATGTGCATGGTTTTCGCGCCAAGCGCCGCTCCGAGCAGCGCAGCGATCAGGTACAGCAGAACTTTTTTCAGCATCACAGTCCCCTTTCACAGAGCGCGCGTTCCTGCGCGCGGCGAGTGACCAGACCGGGCAGCGTGTCGCACACGCGCTCCCGTTGCCCGGTTTTCGGGTTGACGACGAACCTGCAATTCGCAAACACCCACTGCGGCTTGCCGCTGTCCGACTCGTTCATCGCCTTGCAGGCGCCGCGATAGTCGCCGGCATTGAAGCGCCGCGCCGTCGTGCTACTGCAGTACGCATTCGCTCCGATGTTGTAGGCCCAGCTCACCGCCGCAGCGAGCTGGTACGTCCTTCCCTTCAGGCCGGGCGTGCACTTCAGCACCGGCTCTGCATGTGCAACGAGCTGCGTCTCCAGCGATTCGCGGCATTCAGCGTCGCTGTACGGCTTGTCGAGAACAACGTTGTGCGTGTCGCCCATGCATTTCGTCGGAATACCAATCGGGTCGAGGTAGCCGCGCAGCACGACACCCTCGAATCGCGGCACCACAGAAAACAAAAGGGCCGCAGTAGCGGCCCCCACAACACCCACAAGCGTTTTTCGTATTTGGTTAGCCATCGTGTTCCTCCAGTTCGTGCAGACGCGCGGCGGACTCGCGCTGTTCGCGCTGATCTTTGCGCCACATGAAAAAAGCGTTCAATCCGAACGTCGCCATCGCCGTCGCGATACCAACGATTACGCCAATGTCCGTAAGCGTCAGAGAAGACGCCAGCGCGATGCCGCTGCCGGCATAGCTCGCCGCTTCAGTTGGACTTGCTCGCATCGATTCCCCATCTAGAAAAAAACCGCCGACGGCGGCCAATAAAAAAAGCCAGCTCGAAAGCTGGCTTCGTTCTAAGTGCCATGTAGCTTACGTTCCGGCCGCTGACGCTCCGCTGGCCGCGCCGGCCGTTGGCGCGTTGTCCTTGTAGAGTGCCGCAATGTAGTCAGCGATGGCATTTGTACGCATGTTCAACAGGTATGCATCCGGCGTTCGGCAGTCGGCACCGAGGTGAGCAAGCTCAGGGCTAGGAATCGCACTCCCCTGAGAGCCTCCGAAGGCAACACCGAACGGAATCGCGCCAATGGTGTTTAGCGACGATTTCGATTGCGCTTGGGTTATTGCCGATATGAGACCGAAAGCGGCACCCGTTGCATTCGGCGCGTCGCACGTTTGTATTGGCAGAACCGCATAGACGAGCTTCCCGCTAACCGAGGCACGCTGAGCAAATACTGTTAGGTCCTGTGCGAACTGCGTGACCGCCGCAGCTTGGACGGGATCGCTCCATGGCGTCACCATATCGTCCAGTTGAAAACTGACGATCAGATATCCGCTCGGATCCGTTTTGAATTGATCAGGGGTCGGCGGCAGACCACTGTTCTCGCCCATCACGATCTGATGCAGCGTCGTACCATCCATTACTTGCGCGGTGACGCTCGACGGCACGCCTCGCGCGGTGAGCGCATCCAGTAGGGCTTGAACAGTCGCTGCAGCGTCGCTAGCGGTGGCGGGCGGAGCTGATGCGCTTGGGCCAGCCGAGAGAGCCTGGGCGTGCGACACGGCAGCCTGACTATTCACGAAAGGCTGACCGTACAACGACAGCTTCATCACCTTTGCTGCCGGCGTCAAATTGCCTCCGCTTCCGTTCCCGTCACTGCCGCCACCGCATGCCGCCAGGCAAAGCGCAAAGAACGCAACTACTCCGAAACGCTTGGTCATTCCCACCCCCGGTTATTTGAAATTTCGATTTATTACGAGCCAAAAATTCTTACACGGAATTTACAACAAAGCTACTTTGATATTTCAGCCCCCGCAAAGACATAGCGACCGGGATTGACCGACGCGCTCCCATCTGTAGGCGCAGCAGCCGCTAGCGATGATTCAGCGAAATCACGCGCGTCGATGCCGCTGTCCGGCAGTGCGCCGATTTGTATCTGTTGCGCATACATCGAATACTTGCCCGCATCTCTCGCCTCCTTCGAGAGATAAGACGCGACCGTCACACTGGTCAGCGTGGATACGTAGTCAAGGCCAACCTGCTGCACGACGTGATAAGTAGCCTTTGCGCCGGTTGCCGGAGTAACGTATTCGAATTGAAGTGGCATCTATGTTTTCCTTATGTGATCCCGGTCATGTCCAGCACCATGAACCGGTAACGGGTTGCTTCGGCAAAGCCAACGAATGTCCCGCTGTTACTGCCGAGATATGGGAAGAACTGCCAGCCGATCGATCCACCGTTCGCGCTGAAGGCCGACAGAATGACGGGGTTGTCGTTGACGGCGTAGTGGGCGGCCATCACACCTCCGAACGCAACCGGAACACCGTACACACGTGACTGCGGATTGGGGCCGGGAGTGGAGTTGCCCACGGCCTGCCATCCGAGACCAGGCTGATACTGCCCTTCGATGACATCGATAACACGTGCAAACGGATTCGCCGCATCCGCGATCAACGAGCCGGAGGCGTCGAATACCTGCAGCCCAAATCTGTTCGCGGTGACCGAGATCTGGTCAAAAATGTACAGACGCACGGTTGTCTGACTGGCAGAAATAAACTCCGCAGTGAAGGTGTTGTTGTTGATTCTGGAGAACTTCCACGGTGTTGCGAGAACTGCGCCGTCCGCCCTGAATGCAAAGAACGGGCGGCTTGCATTGAATGTGAATGTTGTATGCCAAAACGTCCCGTAGAACTGTGTGCCCACGTTATTAAAAACGGTTGGAATACTTTCCTGTTGCGTTACCTGTGCAAGCGCCGCAACAAGTTGATAGTTCGGCGTCAATCCATCTATCTGCACGGCACCCGTGTCGGTGAAAGCTTGAAAACCTGCCGTCATCAATAAACTCCCCAGAATAGCCAGCCAGTGATTGGATATATGTAGTTGCTCTTGGGTGGTGAGCTATAAGTCCAGCTAACGGTATTCGCTGAGATCGTCACAACAGGTACAGGAGAAATGCCGCTGATGTGCCTGAACAGGAAATCAGGCTGGAACGACCAGAACGGCGTGCCGTCAGATAGATCCATCGATATCGATCCAGAGATTCCCCCGAGTTGCTGGCTTCCCTTGATGCGCCCGATCCGCTGAGTCGCATCAAGCATCAACTGGCCGGCCGCGTTCCATATCTGAAGACCGGCCGCCATTACCAGAGCCCCAAACGGACGCGCAGCGTCCCGTTACCGTCATAGACCTGCACCGTCGAATCGGTCAGCGTGAGCCAACCGCTTCCGGCGTTTGCCCCGTTCAGGGTAATCGTCCCGTTCTTGTCCAACTTCCATCGCGGCAGGCCATTCGCACCCACAGAGGTCGACTGGATGACATCGCCGATCATTGCGTTCTGAATCCATCCAGTGCCGATGAACGCCTGGTTGATAAATGTCTGACCGTTCTGGATGACGAAAGGGCTATACGACTGCCCGTTCGCCATGCTGAGCAACGCGAACCGGTCTGCCTGAAACAGAATTTGCGACTGCGGCGAGCCGCTCGCGTTGTCGATGCCGATCGCCATGCCGGCCACGTAGTACTGGCCGCCCTGACTGATCTGCACCTTGAGGTTGTAATACGCGGAGACCTTCCCGGACACATCGGCAACCGCCTGACTCGTCTGCTGCACCGTGGCACTCACGCCAGCAACACTCGCCTGCGTGGTCTGCACCGACTGAGCTAACGCAGTCGTCTCAGTGGCACGTGTTTTCGACTCGACCTGCACCGCGGCCGCCGCGCTACCGGCGATTGCCGCCACGACATCAACCTTGGCGGCCTGCGCCATGTCCGCCTCGGCCCGAGCCGACTGCTCCGACCAAACGCCCGCCTTCGTGGCTGTGCTGCCCGCGAGATTTGACGTCGAGCCGGCCATCGGTGGATTGAAGCGGGCGACGATCCCGTCGACACGCGTCACATCCGTTTGCACATCGCCGAGCTCATTCGCCAGTTGGTCCAGACGATCACTGATCTCGCCGGCAAGCCCGGCGGCCGAGTCGATGCTTGACAACAATTCCTTCCCAAGTTCCGTACGTCCAATCTGGCCATTCAGGTACTGCAGGATCGGGGTGGCGTCCGAACTGCTCTGCCCGTTCACACCCGCACCGTCCGGATACCATGGACCGACGTTGCCCGATCGGTCGACCAGCCGCGCCCAGAAAAACAGCGATGCCCCTGCAGTGAGATCGACCAGCGAGTACGCCGCTTGCGGATAGGCGAGATCTCCCAGCTTCGTCGCACTCGACCGGTCCGTCGTCTTGCCGTACCAGAGCTCCGTGCGCTGCGTATCGGTTGCGCCCTCCGGGAAACCCCACTCGACTTCGATCCCGAACAGCAGCGATGTCGTGCGCAGAAACGTCACCGCCGGCGGCGGTGTCGTCTTTCCCTGCAATGGCGTAAGCGCACTGAACGCAGGAATCGACGGCACATTCATCGCATTAAGTGCAACGACTCGCGCCGTGTAGTTGCCGGCGTAAATTCCACTTACCTCAATCGACACAGAACCGGTCCTGCCAGCGGTCACCCAGTCGCCGTTATCCTTTCGCCACGCCACTTCGTATTGCACTGTTGTCGGCGCAGCAGTCCAGTCGATCACCATGACGGTGATCGCGACCCCCTGGTCGACGCGCGTGTACGTCGAAATCCGAACGCCTGTCGGCGGCGGCTGGACGGACGGTGGGATTACCGTAACGGGCCGCGTGTCGATTCTCGTGTTGAAATCCACACTATCGAATTTGCCCGGCTCGTGCTGCGCGACGGTCACTGCAAAATTTATCGAATCATCGTCGCTTTGCTCCGCGATTAACACGACTCGATAGGTGGGAATTGCAAGCGTCGCACTTTCGACCGCCCACACAGACTCGGTCACCGGATCGACGGTCCAGTCAGCGGACACAGTTACTTTGCGGCCCGCAACACCGGAGACGACCCGTACTTCGCTCGAGCCTGTCGGCAGGTTCACAATCAGCGAATCACCCACGCTGACCACCGGATCACGATCGACCGTGATCGTTCGGCCAGACACTGCAGCGATGCGCCCACTGATCGGACGGCCCGCGAGCGACGAGTCAGCGATACGAACAATCTGGCCGGGCAGCGCCCTGACGCCATCGAGGCCCACGCTGAACGCCACCTCCTGCGTCTCCATACGCGACGTCAGCAGCGCCATCTTCCCGACCCGCTGCGCCATGCCCTGCGACGTACAGCCTATCGCCGTGATTTCCGTCTGACGCACGCCGTAGCGCAGCTTGCCGTCGCGATCTTCGACCGCTTCGACAGCGCTCTGAAAATGATTCGCTGGATCGTTCCACGACACAAGCGCCACCGTGTAGCGCGTCTTGCGGTCCGTGCCCTGCCGAACGAACTTCCCGCCAATAACGTTGCCGGCGGTGAAGGTATAAACCGGATCAGTGGGCATGTCGGCGACGGCCTCGATGCTGCCCGCTGCCCAATAGGCAATGCCGCGAAAGACGGTCGCCAGATCCTGGAGCACCTTGTACGCATCGTCGCGCTTCTGCAGATACACGTTGCACGTGAAGCGGGGTTCCGTGCCTCCCTTGCCATCAGGCACCAGCTCATCACAGTACTGCGCGATCGGGTAAAGCGCATAACGGTTCACCTGCGCGCCAGTTATGCGGTGCCCCATGCCGTAACGCGGGTGCGTCGCAAGGTCGTAAAAGATCCACGCCGGATTATTCGTGTATGCGATTTTTAACGTGCCGTCCCACGGCCCGGAATATGTCCGAGTAGCCGGATCGTAATTGGCCGGCACGCGGACGCGCCGGCCACGCATCCGGAACGAACGCGTCGGTACGCTCTGGAACTGCGACGCGTCGATCTGCGTTCCAGCCAGCGCCGTATTCGGATAGCGCAGTTTGGCGTCGATGATTTCCGTTACCGATTCGATATTCATCGTGTCGGAAATCGATGCGCTGTTTGCGTTTGCCGTGAGCCGCCGCACTCGAAGCGTCCAACCGTTTCGTGCCGGCGGCAGATTGACCCGGTGACTGCGTTCATACTTGTTGCTGACCTTGAAGTCGAACGCCGAAGTGAGCGCGGTCTGGTACGCCCCTCCATCCGTCGCCAGCTCGATGAGGTAGTCAGCGCGGTAACCCGTGATACTGCCGTTGCTTGCATCGACCCTCTGCCATTGCGGCGTCGACAGCCGGATGCGTACGGCGGAAAGATCAAGGTTGGTCACCGCCCGCACATACGGCTGGTCCGAACGCAACTCGACCGAGACCCCCATCTCGTTTTCGACATCCGGAAAACCGGCGATGTAATCCTGATCCTGCGTGCCCGAGCGGAAGTCGAAGGTGGTGCCGGGAAAGTTGATCGAGCCGTCCGGATTCTGCAGCGGTGTGCCGTTATAAAACACAGATTGCATGCCGTTGACCAGCCCCTCGCAATCGCCCTCGCTCAGAATGTCGAGCACCTTCGCGTAGGAGATCGAGCGCGCGCTATCGTCGGCCTCGGTGGGTGTGTAGCCCCCTCCTCCGCCCTTCTTGAATCCAACGATGTCTGTCATTGCTGATCTTCCGCATAGATACCGGCTGAACCCACCGCCGACCCGATTTCGAGCTCGCCATACAGAAGCGGCACGCACCCACCCTGCGCCTCGGTGTTGACCGGACCGTTGAACACATAGCTCGCCGAATTAGCCGCGCTGTCTTTGCTTGACAGTCCCTTCGGCGACGGTGCGAGAAGCTGCTGCATGCCCCCAGCCATCATCGCGACGCCCATGTTGCCGACGATCGCACCGACACCCGTCCAGCCAAAGTAATAGCCCACTGCGGCCATCACAGCGCCCAGGACGGTCTGAAAGAGGCCAGCCTGCTTGGAGCCCTGCAGGATCGGTGCGATCCGGATATCGCTCCGCCCGCTGGGATAGCGCAACTCCTCGTAGGTCAGATTCCGCTTGTCGGCGAACACGGCATACGAGATGCCCTTATCGCGGCTTTGCATCAGTTCCCGTTCGAAGCCCGGAACCATGATGCAGAGTGCGCGAACCGCCTGAGCTGGGCTGCTAACCACCAGCCGGTGCACGCGCCCAAACATCGCACCCAAACGGCCGTAGAGCCTGATTGTTCTAACCTTCTCTGTCATCGACGTACCTCAACACTGTGCGTGTGTTTTCGAGCCAGTAACCGCCGTATATCTCGCGATTCGAAAGGCGACCGTACCGGTGATGCAGCATCAGTCCATCGCCGATATAAATGCCGGCGTGGTTTGCAACGTCGGAGCGGATCTGCATCAGGATCACATCGCCCACTGCATGCGACTCGCCCTCGACGAGAGGTCGAAACCCAGCCGCGCGATAGTTATTCATGTAGAGATCAGCGCCTTCGTTCCACCAACCGTCGCACCGCTTGAAGTCACGCAGAACAACGTTTCGCTCGACGCGATACCAGTCGCGCACGAGCGTGTAGCAATCGAGCACGCCATGCGCAAAGCTGCGTCCGATGAGCGGCGCTGAAAATCCGGCGGGCGCGATGTTCGAAACACCGTGTGCGGCCACCGTACCGCCGTCATCGCGCCGAACCTCGACAATCATCCAGGGCAGACCGGACGCCTCGCAGGCGACACGATCAGCCTCGGACGGATCGCTCGATGCGTCTGGATGCGAATGGACGACCATGACAATTTCGCCCATCGACTCGATCGCCGCGTACTCCTCTGCGGGCAAGATGAAGTGATCGGTTCCGCTCGCCGCATTGGTACATTCGACGTAGCGCTCCCGATCGTCGATCGCCACTACGAGGCCGCAACACTCGTGCGGATACGCGCGAATCGCGTGATCGCGAATCGCGTTCAAAGTAACTTTTCGCATGCTTAGCTCCTGACGAGGCCTGCCGCAGGAAAGCCGCCGAAGGGCAGCGGATTGTTCGCGCCGAAGCGCAGCTTGCAGCCCTTAAGCCCCTTGCTGCAGATGTCTTTGGAAGGGTCACCCGTTGGCTGATCGTTAGCGTCGGCTACGGCCGGCCCCGTGTAGCTGCATTCCGCGCTGCGATATTCCCAGGCGCAGATATTCGGAATGATCTGCCGGCGCGGCAGTTGCTCGCCCTCAAAGTCGAGAGGCGACGAAAGCTCGAATTCGACAGCCTCGTTATCTTCGCGAGACTTTCGCTCAATCAGCCACACCTCCGGCGGCATCTCCTCATCGGGATCAGCGCCGGGATTCCCGTCCGGAAAATTCACCGCATCGAGATACTTCGACAGGGTTCTTCTGCGTGTCACCTGTGCGCCCACGAGATCTGCGAGCGCGAGGCATAGCGATGAGATAGACCCGTCGACGTTGCCGACCCTCAGCGTGGGCGTCGGCGCTGCCCCCGTACTGGTTCGCTGAAATCCTTCGGCAGTGACTGGCCATGGTGAATAGACGTTTCCCTGCCATACGACCGGGCCTGCTGTCAGGTGGGCATGAAAACGTGCCATCTGCCCGCCAATCACCGTCGCATCCAGGTCGAACAGTTCGATCAAGCGCCCCGGCGAAAGCTTCTGCACGTCTGACGTGATAGTCATACCGCCCCCCGTGCCAACGCGGCCGCTAACTTCAATTCGAGGTTAGCGATGCGCTCTTGCATCGCTGTGATAACCGCATCGACCTCAAGCAAACCGGCCAATGCCACCGCCGCAGCGTTTGCGTAGTTGAAACCCAAAGCTTTGCGACTCTTAGGCTTGCCATTCGGACCGAATACTTCGACGCCACGTTCGTCGTATTGATGCGCGATAAAGTCACCGTCGTCGTCAATCTCGGCTGCCGTTTCGATGACCAACTCAGGGAAGTCGTCTTGCCATTCCTGAGCCAGTACACCTATATGCAGCTCACCTGATCCACCGCCGTCAATGGCTGCACCCTTCATGCGATAGTTGACGATACGCTTGGTTCGCAACAGCGGCATGATTTGGCGAATCGGCACGATGTCTGTTTTGAGTGCTTTATCGGACGTTTGCGTAACCGCCGAACAAATCAGGCCGATATACCCACTTGCGACAGTGTTCAACATCTCGAAAGTGGCGTTACCCAAGCTGTTGTACCGAAACGTTCCACCGTTCGTATTGTTGGCAAAGCCAATTGATGCGGGGTTTGTTGACGGGTTTTGAACCAAGACTGGCGCTGTGTTAAAGGTGATACCCGTCCCAATGAAACCCTTTATTCCGGTGAAGGTCTGTGCCGAATCAATTGTCGCGGGGTTGGGTAGGTTGCCGGTATCCCACGGAACCTTACCCGCAAACGTAGGGCGGCCGGTAAGAACTGGCGCACCTTGTAAAGCCGTGATCGCCGCTTGAGCAGTGGCAAGCACAGATTGCAAGTACGCAATGGTCGCCTCTTGCGAATAGAGCGAGTCATGCAACCCGACTTCAACCTTAATGCGACGGAATACGATTCCAAACGCCACAGCAGTCGCGTTGACGGGATTGACAAAAACGCCTATCGAAGCGGTTTTATCAGGAGTCACGCCGGTCAGCGGATATCTGCGCATCGGGGCGCCCTTTACGATGTCCTGCACCGCGACATTCCCGATGTAGCCTCCCGCCGCATTAAACGCGGCAACTGAGATACTGAGTGAACCGCTCGTCAAACCATACGCTGCCAAATCAATCGCAGTGGTAACGTTGACGCCCGGCCCCGTCGCCATCGAGGGACCGCCGGCACCGTTACTGCTATTCGTCATGGCCGAGATGTTCGTAAAGAACGACCCGATGCCTCCACTCGTATCCGTTTGCGCGGAGAACGTGCCGCCTGGCAGGTTCCAGCCGAGACTGCCCAACTCTCCGCTCCCATTAAGCTGAAGGTTCGGATTATTGACTCCGGTCACCTTGCCGCTCACTGAGAGGTCTCCCCCGGCCCCTCCTATAGACACGCTGCCGGCCACGGCAAGATTGCCGTTAATGGTTTCATCTACCCCTCCGGAACGCCCCCTGAACAGAACCCGCCAAGGATTGACACCGTCCGTATCTAGCGCGACAGACTCGCCCGGGTTGAGCGTCATAAACGCCGACTGCGGAGCGTTTGGGTTGCCGCCGCCGGGCCAAATCCCAGTTGAGCGCGTACCGACGTTACGCAGCACGAGAAAGCCGTCCACGCCCGCATCGTGCACTGCAGGCAGCCCCACACTATCGACGTTGTTTATATTTACCCGCTTGCCGACACAGGCCGCAGGCAAATCCTGATTAGCCGTGATCACAGTCGGATAGGTTGTCAGTGCCGCCTGCGAATTAAGCACGTCGACGTTCGCGTTGTTACGCGCAAAACCCGTGCGACTATCGTCGCCACCGGCTCCGTCAGGGGCAACGCCAAGATTTGTTTTTTGCAGATTACCCATTTGGCTCAGCCCCAAAAAATTGTTCGAATGTGGCCGTCACGGTGATCAGGCTGCCGGCCGTTCGTTTAGGCCCGTAGCCGTCGCACGTGAAAAGCGCTGCTGCACCGTAAGGCGGCGTCCACTTAAAGGGCACATTGCCGCCGTGACGATCGAGAAAATCGGTGATTGCCTGCATCTCGTCGAGCGGCGCAATAATGGTGATCGGCCAGCTCGCCGATTTGCCGTTTATGCCGTCACCGACGACCTGCCTGTAGCCATCGCCGAACTCGGCACTACGAGTGCGAAACTTGATCGCGCCGGCATCGCCAACGCGTACCAGCCAGGTGAAGATGTCAGCGGCCATTTTTGTAGAAGAGGTAGATGATTCCGCCCGGACGTGTTTCGTCCTTCAATGTCGCGCGAATCTTGTCCGAAAGGCCCGACATCAGATCCTTCACTCGGGGGCTCGACTGCGATGTGTCGCCACCATCGCAGGCGTCAACCGTGACCGGAATCGACAACGCGAGCGACGGCATGGCGGCTGCGGAACTCATCGGTGCAGACCCGACGTAGCCGCCGAGCGCAAAGCGGTTTCGCGAACCAGCGCCGCCGCCGTTGATTGATTCAAGCAACGACAGCACGCCGGGCTGCGAAACCGCTGACGCCTTCACGACATACTCACCGTCCGACAGATGCGCCAGAATGCTGTCGCTCGTGGCCGTGCCCGGCCCGCTCACCAGCCCGCCAGTTGCGCGAAAAATGCCGGCACCGACGCCGTACAGCGACCCGCTCCCCTGAATCGATGAACCCATCGTGAAGCCGTAAGCAGAGTTGCCCGTACCGCCCGCGCTGGCCGAAAGGCCGTCAAACAGCGTGCCGAGAAGACTGGTGTATGCCTTGTTGGCGAATAGCTGTGCGAATGAGCCCAGCATGCTGGCAACCATCGACTTGATGGCTTGCGCTGGGGTCTTGGTGCCCTCGGCGATATCCTGAAAGAGACCACTGAACGCGCTGCGGCCAGCGTCGGTGAAATCCTTCAGGTAGTTCGAGCTGTCCAGCATCGATTGCCGGATCCTGTCGCGCAGTTGGTCGAGGTTGCGCAGCACACCCTCATCGGTCGTTTGCCACGAGAGCTTGTTCACTTCGTCGTAAAGTTGCTGAAGCGACGACACCGTGTCGGCCGAATTCGCACGCAACTGTGAGAAGCCGTCGACAAGCCCGGTCAGTCCCTGCTGCTGGTCGAGCGAAATCTTGTTCTGCGCATCTTTGGCCTGCGCGATGACGTCGCTGTACTGCGCGCTCAGCTTCGTCAGTTGCCGGTCCTGATCGAGAAACGCGGCACCGCTGATATCACCCGTCGTCGCGGCCTGCAACATCGCTCCGCGATTGCGCTCGTCGAAGTCGTGCATCGCCTTCGGCGTCGAGACACCCGCTTGTGCGAGAAGTGCGTCGCGGGTATCAGTGATCGACTTGAGGTATTTGCGTTGCGCGTCGGTCTGCTGCGTCACATAGACCATATCCTTCGCCGCATTGTCCTGCCGGACCCTGGCGATCTTCGTGTCGACGTCGCCGATTTCCTGCGTGATACGGATGCGCTCGTCGGCCGGCGCTTTCCAGTAAGCCGCCTGAAGCGTTTTCTTTTCCTGCTCGTACGCCGCGATCTGTTTTTGCGCCGCATCGTCAGCGAGCGTGATCTCTGCGGTATAGAAGGCCTGGTCAGAAATCAAAGTTGCTTTGTGCAGCGCCTGCAGCTGATCGTCCGCGTTCTTATATGACGACTGGATCAGATCGAGACTGTTTTTCGTCCGCTGTAGCGCCGCGTCGAGCAGGCTCTTGCGCAGCTTGTTCGCCTCCGACAGACCGCTCTTGTCTGCGTATTGTTCGCGGATGGACGCTTCATCCTTCGCCTGCTGTTGCGCCGAAACGGGATTGGCCGGATTAGCCTTATTGAAGTCCCCGACTTTGCGACGGTACTCGTCGAGCGCCTGATTGACCCGCGAAATTCCCTTTTCCTGATCGTGCAGCTTCTTCAGGAAATCAGACGCGCTAATGCCCGACTGCTGGGTCTGCGCATCGGTGGCTGCGGTCGTCGCGCGATCCTGCTCGCGCAGTGCATCGCGATTCAACGCGTCGAGCTTCGCGCGGGCGGCATCGAGCTGCTGGGTCCACCCGCGACGGGTATCCGGCAGCGCCGGGCCATTTAGCGCATTCTGGAGACGCTGGATGTCCGCCGTCGCGGAGGCTATCGCCTCGGCAGAGGTCTGCGCCCTGCCGATCGACTTCATCCAGTCCCATGCGCCACTGATCGCATTGCCGACACCGCGCCAGGCCTTCTCCAGTGCGCCAAGGTTTTGCAGCGATTCGTTACGCAGATGAGTGTCGAGCGCCTGCGCGACAACGAGCATTGCGCCCTGCTTGTCCCCGGTTTCTTCGAGGCGCTGAATGTATTCATACTGCGCGGTCGTGATGAAGTGCATGCTGCGGTTGTGCTCTTCCGCCCACTTCGCCACGCCTTCCGGCATCCTCGCGTAGTCCTTCGCGATATCGTCGAGCTTCTGGCCGGTCAGGTCATGCATCCGGACCACGGCCTGCCCGAGCAACTCCAGCGACTGGCCGGTAACCTGCCCCGACGACACCAGCGCCTGCAGCCCCTCACGCGCCGGCCCCAATCCGTCACCGGTTGCTGCCGCGATCGACTGAGTCATCGCCGCAAAGCTGCTCGTCGTCTGACCGGCGTAATTGCCCGTGACCTGCAGCGACTTGTTGAACGCCTCCTGCTCCTGGTGCCCCTTGTACACCGCAACCCCGAACGCGGCAATGACGCCCGTCAGCGCACCCACGGCGAGGCCAGCTGGGCTCATGATGAGTGACATTGCGTCGATCTGCTCTGCAAACACCATCGCGGAGCCGGCAAGGTTTTTCCAGCTGCCCGTTAATACCTCATGCCCCATCACCACCAGCTCGCGACGCGCTGCCACCGTGTGTGCGCCGATCTTGTCCATCCCCTCGGCGGCGGCCTTCGACGACTTGCCGACAGACGAGCCGAATTCACCCGCCGTGCTGGACGCGCCCCGCATGTTCGCGTTGTAGGACGACGGGTCCATCGTGAGTTGCACGACGAGCTGGCCAAGCGATCCACTTGTGCCTGACATATCGATCACCCATAAAAAAGCCCCTCGTCGAGGGGCGTCTTCGGACTACTCGGGCAGCAGCGCGTCAAGCGCGGCCTCCTCCATAACCCGGATCTGTTGAAAGATCGCGGCACGGCGATCACGCCTGATACCGATCAGCCGATACACAGGCTCGATCGCGCCATAGTCGAGGCCGGTGTGCACGAGGCGGGCGGTGCCGAAGCCGGAGAATGCCGACATGCGCCACTGCGTCGACAGCGCCGAGAACACCTGCACGGCCTCCCAGTTCTCTTCGTACACCTCGAACGCGGGCTCCGGCGCCTGCTCTCGCGCAGCCTTGACGTCATCCTGATGCGCACCGAATGCGGCCAGTGCATCGGCAACGCCCGCGTCGACGACCACCGCGTCAACATCAGCGCCTGCCCAGTGCCGTGCCGCGCCAATCAGTTTTTTAGTCCAGCTCCGGACGCACCCGCCATGAACGCGTAAGCGACGCCGCGAAGCGCGTGCGGAATGCTGAGCAACGTGTCACGGAACTGTTCGCTGAACGGCAACTGCGCGCCGTTCTCGTCGGTCAGATCCGCCCACCCGACCAGCATCTCGCGCATGATGTCCTTGTCGCTTCGACCGGACGTGCGGATCTCGACGAGCTCGTCGTCGGAGACGCGCTTGAAGCGTCCGGTAAATTCACTCGTTTCCACTTCGCCGCTGTCGGCGTCACCCGGCTCAACCACGACCACCTTGATCGTGAAGGTCGGTTTCTTGGCTACGCGATAGGCCATTTCGATCCTCAAATGAAAACGGGCCGCACGATGGCGGCCCGCATGGGTTGAATTGCAAAGTTACTTTACGGTGATCACCAGCTCGTCGTTGCCGGCATCCGGATTGACCGTCAGCGTCGCGTCGAGCATCACCTTATTGTCCTGATCCGTGTATGACGGATCGGTCAGTTGGACCTTGGGAGCGTCGATCTGCACGATGTTGCCGGCTGTCTTGCCGTGCGTGATTGTGAGTGAGCCCAGCAACGCGTCTTTCGCCGACGTCCACCAGTCGTGATCGGCGACGGAACCCAGCTGCATGGTGATCTTTCCGGCCGGCTTGCGGTCGTTGATCTCCGCACCTTCGTAGCCGATCAGCGCGGCCCACGTGAGCGAGTTTGCGAAGTCGAGCGAGAGCGCCTGCAGCGGCCCGGTGTAGCCGTGCATTTGCCAGGTCGTGAATTCCGTGCTTGCCAGTTTCGGCTGCAGAAACTTCGAGAAGCTGGTATTCGCGGGCAACGGCGAATCGGTCACCGGGTTATAGGTGCCCACGAAATGGAACTTCATTTTCGGAATCTGCTTGACCGTGAAATCCCACGACACCGTGCCCTTCGCATCAGACAGTTTATGCAGCAGGCCGTCGAGGTAGTAAAACATGGTCAGCGGCGTCTGCACGACTGAACTGACCGGCGAGTACTTCACACTCGTTGCGTCAGTCACGGTCTCCGCAAAATTGCAGGCGACGAGCAGTCGCCCCCAGGCGGGTGCGTCGCCCGGCTGCCCCGAACCGGCCACCTCGACTTCGAAATCGAGTTCAGCGTGACAGCCAGCCGGTAGTTGCTCGCTGTTGCCGAAGTACGGCCGGATCAGATCGCGCGCCACCAGATCGGCTGCGATCGGCTTCGCGCTGATGCTGCCGACGAGCATCGCGTCATCAGCACTGGTTGGCACCACGGCCTGCCCGATCGCAACCTGCAGCTTCGCGAGGATGACCGAATTTCGTGTTGATTTGGATGTACCCATCTCAACTCCTTTTATATGTGAGCGGCGCGTTCACGCCGCATTGTTCAGAGCAGGCTGTTCGGAGACGTCTGATACTGGATCGTGTAGCGCATCGTGACGATGCCCACCCCACCCTCGATATCCGCCGTCTCCGGCTCATCCGTCGCCACTTCCTCAACGCCCACAACCCCCGGTGCGTCAAAGGCCATCACGATCTGATGCGTGCGTTGGAAAATCGCGTCGGCGGCCTGGTCGGGTGCGGCATCGCGTACAACGACGGTAATCAGCAGGTCGCATTGCCGTGTGGTACGCCCGATAGAGGAAGCAAGCACGGGGTCGCGCCCACGATGAACAACAACCACGCGCGGCTCCGAGCCGTCAATCGCGGCGTAGATCGAACGCTCCACCACCACGCTATCGAGCAGCAGTTGCTCATCGCTCTTCAGCGAATCCATGATCATTGCGACAAAACTCTCTCGCATCGTGGTCATTTGAGCTTCTCCAGATCCGCGACGCTGAAATAGCCGTCGTCTTTCCTGCGTGGGGGACGTCGGACCTTGTACCGGGCGTTGTCGATAACGAGTACTGCGTCGCGCACTAACACCGGCATGTCGGTCGTCTGATACTCGACCTGATACTCTGATGCCGTGACCTGAACACCGAGGTCGAGCATGTCGGGCGAGGTAAAGCCGACCTGCACATCACGTGTCGACCCATCGACCAACACGACCTGCGCAGTTTTCAACATGCCGACAGCCGAGAAGGCCGTCCAGAACAGACCAGGATCAAACACGATCAGTTCGCCGCCGGCAGACGCACGCGTGCGGTCGTGTCATTCGCGGCCTTCGGTGCGGCATACACGCCGGCCTTTGCGTTCGCGGCGGCGGTCGACGTCACAACGCTGTTGGCAGCGTCCCAGTACGCGACATCACCAACAGCGCCGGTCGACGGAGCATCGGCCGGCAACTCAAACACGCCGTTGAGCGCGTATTCGCCCGGCGTGTTGGCTACGTACGCGGCGGTCGCTACCGCCGGCAGTTTCGAGTTGCCGAGCAGCACCAGTTGGCCCGATGCGACCGCAGCGGCCAGTGTCGCCGTCAGCGTATTGCCCTTCTGGATAAAGTTGTTCATGGATCAATTCCTTGTGAGATGGACGAAAGAAGGACTGCACCGGCCAGCGGCCGGCACACACGCGGGTTACTTGCCCGGATCCTTGAACAGGCCGCGATAGTCGAGCGCCTTGGCCGCGAAGTCGAGTCGAGCCTTAACCTTCAGGCCGTCGACGTCAAAATCGAGATCCTGCTCGGTGTACAGACCCTGCTCGCCTTCGAGGTAGCAGTACTCGACCGTGTCGATCGCGGCGGGGTCGGCAGCCAGGTACCACGCCGTCGTACTGACAGCATCGAGACGCGGCTCGACGATCGGCGTAAGCGTGCTGTAGAACGGGTTCTGCTGGTTCGCCTGATTCGGCACGTACTGGTTGCTCGTGTACTGGCCGGCGACCGTTTCGAGCGCCGCCGGTACGAGCAGGAATTTCGGCGCACCGTTAAGCGGCGTGCCATCGCCCGGCGCTTTTTGTACCCGCATCGCGGCGCGGCCCGCTGTGAGCGTGTCGATCGAGATGGGACCGCCCGCACCGAGGTTCGCGTGCGCGGCATGAAACAGCGTCTTGCCGTCCGACATCGGCGTATTGCCAGTCAGCGCCGCATACGTCACGTCCGATTCCAGATTGGCAGCGGCGCGGCCGAAGTACAGCGGCACACGCTGCAACGCCGACAGGTCGTCGTTGATAATCATCTGACGCGTGAACGAAATGATCTTGCCGTACGAGCCGAGCTGGATCACCTCACCGCTGTCGACCAGCTTGCCGTACTTGTATTCGCCGGATTCGTTGACCTTCTCCAGCTTCAGCGCACCGTCGACCATGACACGCGTCGCCGGCCGGAAATCCGTCAGTGAACCCTGCCGCGCCCAGGCAGTGAATGAGCGCGGTGCAGCGCCGTAGGCGTCGCGCAACGTGCGGTTGATGACGTTGCCGAAAACGACCGGCAGATCCGACGTCGAGTTGTAACCAGCGCGGCCCATGCCGAGCGCGAGGCCAGCCAGCGTGCGCGCATCCATGCCGCGCGTGTCAATACCCACCGCCTCCAGACCATCGCGGCACAGCTCACGCAGCGTCATGCCGCGATACTGGCGGCTTGCGTCATTGAGCTCGTGACGCGGATTCACGCGGTGCATGACGGCGTCCGTCATAGCGGCACGGCGCACGTCCGTTTCGTCACGTACGGTGACGACGCTGGCCGCACCGCGCTGCGGGTTCGCGTTGGAGCGCTCGGCCTGCAGGCGCAGGATTTCTGCGCGTGCGGCATCGACCGACACGCCGCGCTCGATGAAGCCTTCGAGCAGTTGCTCCTGATTGTCCAGGACGCTCGCGCGCACGGCGGTGCGCAGATCCATCATGCGCTGACGCTCCGCCGCCGCGCCTGCGTTACGAGCGGCTTCGCTCTCGGCCGTCGCTGCAGCGTTTCGTGCCGTCTCCGAAGTATCCGGATTGGTCGCGTTGGCGGGGGTTTGAGTTTGGTTTTCACCGGGCATCACAGCTCCTAGGTTAAGTTGCGAGGCGCGCGCCCCGTCAGAAGAAGCCCCTGCACTTCGATCATTGAATTCGCAGGGGAAAAAACGTTGCTCAGGCGGGCCACTTGCGTTGCGCACCGTGGCATTCGGATCGGCAGGGATGGAAACCAGCGAAATTTCGTACGGCTCCCAATCGATTGCCCGATAGATCCATTGGTCGTTGCCCTCCTGACCGGGAGGGATCATGTCGACTTCGTAGATGCAGTAGCCGAAGGAGACGTTGCGCAGAATGCCGTCCTGCACATCCTGAAAATACGGTTGCACAGCGTCGCGCGCCGAAAAGCGCAGCGTCGCCTGACCGGTGTTGCTGGTGCTGTCGAGCGATGCACTCGAAACAACGCCGAGCACCGAATCCAGACCGCCCCAGCGGTCGTGGTCGTTCAGCACAGGCGCATTGCCTGACTGCAGACGATCCATACGCACCGCACCGGTGTCCGTACTAAGCTCTTCGATGTAGCTGCGATCGCGCCAGTAGTCGTAACGCACCACTTGCGCACCGGCGGTCCATGTGACCTCGACCGTCCGATTCTGCGAATCGACTGAGGACACCGGCTGCAGGCGCGTCTGGATGGGCATCGACGAGGCAGGCGCACCTGCGCCGCCCCGCCGAGCAATTGCTGGAACGGGCATGGTTCACTCCAATAGATAACGCCCGCATAAGCGGGCGTCGTGAGGTTTCAAAGCTGCTTTGCGGCGAAGCTATTGCGGGACCGTCGTCAGGATCTGCTCCAGCCGGTCAAGAACCTCATGCGCTGACTTCGGATCGAGCGCACGACCCGAAACCGGCACCTCGATCGCGAGGCGGTCAGCATCGATCTCTGCATCGACCTCGTCGGGATCGTCGCCGAGGTTGCGAATACTCTGATGTCGGCTCCGCAGGCGGGCATCGATCAGCGCGATGATGCCGTTCGCCTCACGCAGAGGATCGATGAATTCGATCGCCTGCGGCGACCACAGACGATCCGCGACCGGCTGTTTTGCCTTGCCGGCCAGGTATGCCGTCGAGACAAAGCGGTCTGCCACCGCCTCGCAGAACATCGGAATGAAGATGAGCCATAGATCCTGCTCATTCATCCGCTTGAATTCCATCTTGCCCATGCGCCCGCTGGTGAAGTTGACCTGCGAGTAGTCACCGGTCAGCTGCTCGTATGTCGTATCGGTTCCGGCCGCGAGCGCGCGAAGGTCAACACGTACATTCGACTCGTACTCATTGCTGGTAGCGGGCGCAGCGAATGAAACCGTCTCGCCCTGCCGCAGGTACTCGACCATGCCGGGAGAAAGAGCTTCGACCCGGCGCGGATCGGACGGCGCAGACGCCATGGTCCGCCCCACGCCAAACCCCTCGTCGCTCGATGTGACAAAAGCCGCGAAGCACGCTTCGATCTTCTTTCGCACCAGCTCGGCGTCCTGATACTCGTCGAGATCACGCGCTTTCCAGACTGCTGATGCAAGCCATGGAAAACCACGCACCGAGTTCGGCCGGTCGATCGCGTCGAACAGGTGGATGATTTCCGACGCCGGCACGAAGCGGCTGACCATGTTTCGCGGCACCTGGGAGACTTCGCCGGGATGCTGATCGAACATCCAGTAGCCCGTACGCTGCCCGATCATGTTGAACTGGACGCCAGCGACAACGAAGCCGCCGTCGACGAGCCCGACCTTCAGCGAATCGAGATAGTCGATTTCGAGCATCTGCAATTGCAACGGCACGTCGAGCCCGTCCTGCGGAAGTCGGGACCGGAACCGCAACAGCACCTCGCCCGACTCCTTCCACGCCCTGTATGCCTGCGCCTGAAGGCCATAGAAGTCGAGCAGGCCGCCGGCATCACACTCCTTCACCCAGCCTTTCCATACCTTCTGAAGCGCTTTGTCGGTGAACTTCACCTGCACGCCGGTCCCGATCGCGTTCGCCACCTGAATCCTGAGCGCTCGACGCATGTGCGGGTTGTTGCGGATCAGGTCCCGCGCCCGATTGCGCAGCACGCTGAGCGCCGGCAGGATCTCCGCCGTCGAGCTCGCGCCGGTCGCCCGCCAGCCGGCCGCACGAGGCCCGCGCTTGGCACCGTCGAAGCCGCGCGCGGCATTCATCGATACCCGTGCACGCAGGCGCCGGGCGGCAAGCCTGGGCGCAACGTACTCAATGGCCCTGTCGAGAATGTTTGTCTTCATGTCAGAACGGTTGATAAATTGCGACGCTCGATCGCGGATTGCTCGTTGGCTGCTGCTTCGCCAGCTCGGCTTTGATCACATCACGCGCGCGCAACAGATCGCTCATGGAACGATAGGTGACGCGCTTGCCGTTGTATTCGACCGACAGCGTGCCGGTCGCAATTGCGCTTTCGATCGCGTCGAGGTTCTGCTGTGTGAATGCCATATCTATCGCCTCAGCCAGTTATCCCGGCGTGGTATCCATGTTTCCTGCTGCTTCGCAGGCTCGCCCGCCGCAACTGCATCGCTACCGCCAAACCCATCCGCAGCCGCGTCGACCGCGATCAGCTCGCCGACGCTCGCGGGTGATGTCGGCGGCACCATGTCGGCGACAGCCTGCCCGGCCGCGCCAGCCAAATCCGCCGCGCCTTCCTCCTGAGCCGGAACCGGAGCGAACAGATCGAGCACGCGCGGCTCTATCACCGCCTCAAGCGCTGCCCAATCCGACTCCTGATAGGCGTTCAGACGCAAGCGGGGGTGATACGCACACGCGAAGTTGTAGACCTTCAGATCGAGCGCTTCGTTACGCTTACGCAGCCTGTCCCAGCGGTCTTTCGACGGGTTGTACGCCTCCGCCGTCAGCTGCTCGAAGTACTCGTCGTCCAGATCCGTCGAGAAGTGCATGCGGCGATCGACCACCTCGCGTTCCTCATCGGCCAGCAACGCACCGAAGATGCGGTTCTTTGCGGTGTCCGTACCGACCGGCCAGAGCTGTACGCCGTTCTTATAGGTCTTGCCCTTGATCGTGACGTCCTGATCGCTCGGGCGTCCGATGATCGGCTTGTGTTTGTCTTTCGCGCCCTTGATCGCGAAGACGCCGCGGTGCCTGCGCATCCGGCAATAGTCGTACACGTCCTGAGTGCGGCTACCGCCCGAGTCGACGGCGCACAGTTCGATACGCATTGGCACGCCGAACTGATTCGTGATCGGCGTATCGAGATATCTGTCGAGCTGGTTCCATACATCCGGCAACGAGGGATCGCCGCGAAATACAACGTGGTCGACAGTCCAGTTGCGCATGCCCCTGCCCCAACCGGAAATTTCGGCTTCGAGCCGGTCGTTCTGCGTGTCGACGGCGCACGTCAACAGCAGACAGCCGAGCGGTATCGTGCGCAGCTTGTAGGGCTCCGCGCGCCGCTTGATCGCCTCCCACTTCATCTCTGCGCTCTTGTCTTCCCAGCACTCAGCGAGCGCGTTGTTCACGAACGCGATCATTTTTTCGGTGTCGGACTGCGCGGCCTCCCAATCATCCATGAGGTCCGACCACGGTCGCCAGCCAAGCGGCGCATACAGCGCGCTCAGATGGAAGCTGGCCGTCTTGCCGTCACCGGCCGCTGTCGGCATCCAGTACGCGCCCGCATACCCGCGCGTTTTCCATGCGCTCTCAGGGTTGCCTGCACCGCAACCGGTTTGGCAGTAATACAGCACGACGCTGGGGTCATCCGGCGAGCGCCGCATGCCCTTGCGCCAGTCGAAAAACTGCGGTGATCCGCAGTCCGGACAACGCACGAAATACCGCCGCTGATCGCCGCTCTCATAGAGCTTCTCGATCTGCGAGCGCCGCTTGATGGTCGGCGTGCTGTTCGCAAAGATTTTCGCGCGACGGCCAAAGTTACTTGTCCGGTTTTTCGCCAGATCCATCGGATTGCCCTGGCCGTCGACATTGAGCACGTACTCGTCGATTTCTTCGAGCAGCACGTACCGCACGGTCGTCGATTTCAGACGGCCCGCTCTCGTCGCACTGACGAGGTTCATCAGGCCGCCAGGGAATTTCTTGCGCAGCTTTGTGTTCTCGCTGCCCTTCTTCATTGCATCGCGCACGCGACGGCGCAGATCCGGCGTGGACACGCGCATCGGCTCGAAGCGGTCCATCTCCCACTTTTCGGCGTCGTCGTACGTGGCGAACACCGCGAGGATGTTGCCGGCCGCTGTCGTGATGCAGCGGCCAATAAAGTTTTCGCCGAGCGCTGAGCCGCCGAGCTGGTGACCCTTCATCAGGCCCACCGTGATAACGCGGCTGTTATCGAACGGCCGGTCGTCATCGTGGGCGTAGCGCGTCCCGGTGCTCGCCTGACCGGACAGCGCGTCCATGATGCCCACGAGGTACGGCGTGCGCTCGTTGCGCCACCTGCCGGGCTCTGGGCTGCTCTCAGGCAGCACGCGATGCTTCTCTGACCATTCGGCGATGCCGATCTTCCGGTCAGGCCGTATCGCCTCCGTTATCGTCTTCAGAAATGCTTCGGTCGCTCCCATCTGCGTCGTCCGTATCTTTGTCGCTCAGAAGCGCTGTTGCATCTACCGATTCCAACGCGCGGGCGAGTTCGGCCTCGAGCATCGACTCGACCCTGATCGGATCGGACTCGGCAGCGAGCGCATCCTTCAGGCGAACGGGAATGTTCATCACGTTGTCGCGAACCGTGCGGAAGGTCGTGAAGGCCAGACGCTGCGCTTCAGCAAGCGGCAGCGTTGTGCCGCGCGCGTGCTCCAGATCCATGCGCTCACGTTCGAGGCGCGTCTGCTCTCTCGCCGCACGCGCAGCGCGATACGCGACCATCGACGGGTCTTCCTTGCTGGCGGCAGCAGGAACGTCGTCGTATTCCTCGTCATCGTCAGCATTAGCCGGAGACGACGGCATCGAGAACGCCGCGTTCGCGAGCGACGGCCGGGACTGGTCAGTGATCGAGCGCCGCGACTCGTCCGTGTTGCGACGCCAGGCCGCGACCGCCGAGTCGGCGTCGATCTTGCCGTCCGCGTCGACCGCGATGCGTCCAGAGGCGATGGCCTTCTGCACAGCACGTAGCGTGACGCCAACGTGCCGGGCGAACGCCCTTTGTCCGAGCTTCGCCATATCACCTCCAGAAACGAAAAAGGGCAGTCGGTGACTACCCGACTACCCCAAGACTGACTACCTGACTACCTGAGTGACTACCCTGAAAAGTTGCTTTGACCGCGCGAGTGATGGGGCTCGAATTACCCTCATTTCGCAGGTCCGGGGAAGGACCCACGGTCGGACGGGGCTCGGGCCGCGATTCGCGTCCGTTCAATGGGGGTTTTCCCTGCTTTTCCGCCCTTTTCGCCGCTGCCCGGCCGCACCTCGCACCAACGCGGTGCGAAAAACCCCGCGTGGAGAAAACCGATTTAATCTGGTCGAATAAATACAAGCGATTCGACCTCCTTATCTCGCTAACGCTTCGGCGTCGACATCGCGAGCGCGAATGCAGCAGCAGTGTTCTTGTCGAGGTTTGCCGAGACTGCACCTTCGACGATTGCATCGAAAGGAAAGCGCGGCGCGTACCTCGGCGCATTGATGAAAACGAACACTGGTTTCGCCGCACCGTATGCGAGATGCGCGATGCGCGCATCGCTGCCGTAGTGCTGCTTGCGGTAGATGCCCGGCGGTAGTTTCCCCTCACGTCGCGGCAACACGAAGTAGCTGAAACCCATCGCTCCCTTGACGCCGCGTGCAAGTCGGTCGCGGCGCTTCGCCGTCATGTTCGCCCGATACCCCTGCTCGCCGAACGCCTGCAGGTAAGCCAGCACTTCGACGATCTGCCCGCGCGACACGTTGCCGTACTGATCGAGCCGTGCGGCCGACCCCGGCACAACATACATATCGGCCGGCAGCAATCCGATACGCCGCAAGCTTTGCTCCATCCGCTTGACGCTTCGGTTACCGCCCTCCACTTCAGGCAGCAGGTATTTCGTGGCCGGTGTTCCCTTGAACGACTCGTCTTTGTAGCCGACCGTCGCGACCAGCTTCGCCTTGTTCGCGTAGGTGATACGCACCGAGTTCATCGTGTAGGGCGTCGGCCGATCGAAATACTGCGGCATCGCAGTACGCAACGCTTCGCGCGCATTCTTCGCCGTTTCGTTCAATGACTTCGAAATGATGAACGGCAACTGACGATTGATGTTGTCGTCGATTGCCGCATCGAGACTACGCTGATCCAGCGTGATCGAGAATGAGCTTCGTGTCATGGCGTACCTAACAAAAAAGCCCCGGCGCTTCGCACTCAGGGCTTGGTCTGTCATTCGTGAAGGCGCACGCCTCCCGAACGATTCCCGGCAGGCTTTTCTTATTCTTGATGGCGCAGCACGCGCGATGTAATACGTCCGCCGGGACTAGGTTGCGCCACGAGAGTGCGGGCGCTTCACATATCCAGTGACTCAGTAAAGGATGGCGCGAAGTATATCCACGACATTTCTTGGAACGCAAGCGTTTCATCGTTGCACCAGTCGTCGCACTGTGTCATGTGCGTTTGCATCGACAGCGTCGAGCAGGCTGAATACAACGTCGAACTGGCTGTGCCAGTGCGAGTTGTATCGCCTCATCGAGACGCCGATCGCTCGCGCGCGCGATGCGTGGTCGGCAACGCGGCTGCCATTTCCCTGGCAGTCCGGGCATATCTGACGCCCCGCGCGACGCGACCCATCCGCGACGCCAACGTGACCCGCACCACTGCACGCACCGCACCGCTCCATATCCCGATACACAATCGGTCCTTTACCATCGGGCCGTGCAGCAAACGGGATTCGATATTCGTCCACGCAAACGAAGCGTGTGCCGCCGCATGCCGTACACGGTGTGCGTGCAACGACATCAGCCAGCGCCCGACCAATGACGCCACGGCCATCGCAACGCGGGCATCGGTCGTCGATCCATTCCATGATCGCGCGCAACGCGAGCTTCTCGATCAGGTCAGCCGTCTCCCGCTCGAATTTGCGACCCGCGTTCCGGTCCCGGCGAGCCGACTGCGTCAACCCGGTGAACTTCCCACGACTGAATTTCCCGCCACTGCGGATACAGTTCGCGAGCAACAGCGTCGCGCGGTGGATCGCGGTACGGCCCTCCGAATCACGCAACCGGAAATCCTGCCCATACTTCATTCGCCACAGCAACCGACCCAATTCGTTCGCGAATGCCAACGCGCCCAAAGTTACTTTTGGATCAGCGATCGGGTCGGAGAACTGACCGCGAACGTTCATCGCCAATCCGGCTTGCTCTTTCAGGTCAATCATTGATATCCCCTTGTTGTCCCAATGTCCTAATGTCCCAAAGGAAAAGCTTGTGGGTGCGTGCGCACCCGCGACATGCGCACACCCTCACGTCGCGCATGTCGCATGCATGCGCACACACACGCGGCGAACGCTTGGGACGTCGGGACACGGGACGGTCCCGAAACCGGAAATCGGCGCGCTGAAGCTGGCGCAAAAGCGCGCCGCAACCGAGCGTGCAGCGCGCCAGAAACGCAAAAAATTAAAGTGGCGCATCGTCGTCAGCCCCTTCGGTTGCAAGTTCCATCGTGGGCTGGGGCGCGTCCTCTTCCTTCACGTAATACCAGTCGCGGCGGCCGGTCGACTCCCGCTTGCGCACCCAACCGAGTGACTTCAGCGCCTTGCCAACCCGGCGCTGCTCGGGCAGCGTCCACTTGGACGTGTCGAGCTTCAGGATGTCGGCGAGGATCTCTTCCATCGTGACGCGGCCCCGCAGTTCAAGGTCACGCGCGATTCTGTCTTCGTACACATCGCCTTCATAACGCTCGGTCTGCTCGCTCTCGAACAGCGGTTTCTCCGCCTCCGTCACGTGCCAGATGACGCCTTCCCGGTACAGATGGACGGCCTCAGCCCACAACTGGTCACGGTCGCGACGCAGATCGTCGATATGGATTGGACCGCCGACACGCAGCGGCCAGTAACGGCGGTTGCCCGATTCATCTTTGAGGTACGTGTCGAAGTTGACCGAGCCGGCAAAGACGCCCTGCCGGTGCACGTCCGTTGCCCGCTTGCCGTAGAAGTTGCGGAACCGGTCAGTCTCGGTCGCAAAGAAACTTTTCGCGGCCGACGAGTCGCTCTTGTTGAGTGAGTCAAGCTCGGCCAGCTCGATGATCCACTTGCCCGCCATGACGGCGTACGTGTCTTTGTCGCCAATGCGGATAGGCGAGTTGGTGTACCACGGCTTGCCGGCGATCACTTCGAGCGCGGTCGACTTGTACCAACCCTGCTTGCCTTCGAGAATCAGTACGTTGTCGGCCTTGCAGCCGGGCCGCATAACCCGCGCTACCGCAGCGATGAGCCACTTCGTGCCGGCCAGCCTGACGTACTCACTGTCGCCCACGTTCATGTATCTCGTCGGCCAGGTTCGCACACGCTCCACGCCATCCCAAACGACGCCTTCCAGGTACTCGCGCACGTCGTGAAAGTGCGTGGCGTCGGCGACGAGCAGCACCGCGCTCATCACGATGTCCTGCCGCACCGAAATGCCGTATTTCTGCGACAACCAGAGCACGCACCGGATGTCGTCCATATCCGACCACTCGCCGACTTCTCCCTGCGCAAAAGGCGGGCGCTTACGCTTGACAACGCGGCCGGCAAAATCGTCCTGTGCAATCACGCTCTGCCAGCTTTTGTGATTCGACAGGATCATGTGCACGTTGCCGAGCGTGGGCAGCAGGTTGCCTTTTTCGCTGCGCGCGAGATCGTACTCCCACGTGTGGGCACCGTTTTCAACATCGTGATCAGGCGCGTCTTCCGTTGCAGCGCCAGCGGATGTCGCGGGTTCCGCTTTCGCGACGCCGAGAATAGCGCGCGTTCCATTTGGATGCTCGTCGGAAACGACGCCATCGTCGGCCATCTGCTCAAGCAGTCGCGACGCGCGGTTGACGCCGATGCGCAACTCACGTTGAACGAGCGACACCGATGCGCGCGAGGCCGCGCGGACAATCGCGACTGCGCGGTCGTATAGCGGATCGCGCGCCAGATACTCATCCGACATGACGCCGTTGAGGGGAATGTCCTGCGCGTCAGGGGACAGTGCCACAAGCAACGCTGACTGGATCTGCTGACGCACGACGTCGAGCCCTTCCTCGCAATGCAGATCGTTGAAATCGGTCAGCTTGCGGTCACCGCGGTCGGCGAATCGAGGAAACACCACACTAGCGTTTCCGACTTCCGCGACTGCCTCGAATGCACGCTTCAGACCGGCGTTCTCAAAGCGCTTGCGCCGCTCAGGCACAACATCGTTCCCGTACACCAGCTCGATGTAGCCCACGCCCTGATCGTCGCGCTTGAACTCCGCACGCAGCGTGTACCAGGTGTTTTTTGCGTCGACGCGCACCGCTTCGCCACCAATCACCAGATCGCCGCTAAAGCCGAACTCATCGGTCAGGCACTCCCGCAGCCGCTGTTCAATCTTCCAGTCGTTATCGGCACAAACCAGCAGATGCAGATCGGGATAAGTATCGCGCAGGTAACGCGCTGCGGCCAGAATGCCGTCAGCATCAAAGCAGATAGATAGCGGTATGGCTTCGTCAGTCGCCATGCGGATCGAGCGTCCCGTCGCATAGCCCTCGGCGAGCATCGCGACCTTATCGTCTGACCCGACTTCGCCGATCAGGTAGGCCGCGCCTTTCTTCGCCATGCCTGAGTTAAAGCGCTTCGCCCCATCAGGTGTGATCTTTTGCAGGCCGACGAGGCGGATTCCATCTACGTACTGGAACATCGGCACAAGCGTGGTGCCGTCCGCATCAAAGCGCACGCCTTCGGGTGTGATCTGTTTGCGGTCGTGATACGCCGACGTGCCTGCATCGCTCGCTTTTTGCCACTGATCGCGTGCGCGATTCGCCGCAAGCTTGGCGGCTTGCGCCTTCTTTTCAGCCTCTGCGCGTTCGGTGGCCTGTTGACGCTGACGAGCAGCCTTGACGTCTTCCTGCGTCAATGCCTCGCCGTTCCACTGGAACGTTTGTGCGCCGTTGTCACTGCCGGACCAATGGCCGAACGCGCCGGTGTATCCGAGAGTCTTCCCGCCGCGCTCGATCTTGTGCAGCGAATACCAATACTTCTTGCCCTTCCCATATCGATGCGGCTGACCATCCGCGATGGGATGTCCGTCAGGCAGCTTGGGGTGACCCTCCGCCGCGAGTTGCTGCACAATCTGCTCTAGCGAAGACATTCGTTGATCCTCCTTTGACGTTCGCGCTGATGGGAAAATGCACGCCACACGGCACGACCGGCGGCGTACGATTGGGGACCGGACGACGACCGCCCGAACGAAGGGTTACAACGGCGAAGCAATGAACTCGCACCGCGCAAAGTCACTTTGGGTCTCCATGGTTACTTGCCGCGAAGGCGGCACCATTCCGCCGACATGAGCTGGTCGAAGCGCTCCAGATCGACGGACGCGAGCCCGCCCTCCAGTTGCCGCCTGAAGTCGTGTCGCTCGGTTTTTGTTTGCAAGGCGGCGCAGATCAGCGCGGGCCCGCTCGATGAACAGCGGGACGACCGCCGCGCGCAATGCTGCTTGCCGGATCAGCGCGAGGTTGCCGGGAAAGGTTTTGATGAGCGACGCAATGAATTGTGACGTCTCGCCAGGATTGCGATCGGCGAACCATTGCAGCGCAGACGTACCACACGCGAGCTGCTGGTTCACATCGCAGGACAATTCAACCCGCTCACGATGCGGATTGCAGCATGACATTCCGGGGCAAAACCTCATGCTTGGCGACGACCGATCCTGCTGACGGCCTGCACGGTGCGTAGGAGACGATCCAGCAGCCGCTGATTGTCGCGAGCGACAATTGCAATGGCATCCACCTCGCTCGGCGTAATGACGCCATCGGCGATTGCCGAACGAACCTCGCCGGCAACAAGTCCGGTTTGTCGGGCAAGATCCAATGCCCCGATGGCAACCGCTTCAATGCCGTCCCCAGCATCGGAATCGGCCGACTCAGTGGCGCGCAGCCCGAAACGTTCGTTTATTGCGTGCAGCGCGTCGAGGTACTGCGGCTGGCGCTTTTCTTCCATCCACTCGATCAGCAGCTCGAACATTTCCATGGAGAGGCGATTCTCGCCCTCACCACGCAGCCGCAAACGCAGCGATTCGCTACCGATACTCTTGCCACGACGATTCGCAAGGAACGCAGCAGCGTCCGCGACCCCACCAGGCGTTGCACGCACTGACGTATAGAGAACATCGAGCCAATCAGTGCCGCTATATCTGCAGGTCATGTAAACCCCAATTTATCTTTGTAGACACCGCGTTTCATTCTGTTTACCGCGTGCGCCGGTCCGTACTATGCAAACTCACCACGCCCTCTACGACTGCCATGCTCAGAACATCAATGCGTCGACATTTCCCTTTTGACCGGAGACGCTTGCTCAGGCCGACTCGCGAAATAGTCAAACAGGGTTTGGACGGTCGAGACACGCGGATCGGAGTGAACTCCGCAAGCGATTTTGGTGAGCGTTTGATACGGGACGCCGCTGCCGTCCGAGACCTCCGGCCATCTGCCTCGCGTCTCGCCCAGTTTTCGCAGGACGGTGTCGAGCATCTTTTCCTGTGGCATCTTTCAGCCTCCATACAGTGCAAGTGACGCAATCATATCCCCGTGGGGATATTTCCTCAAGAGGATATGCGCCACCAAGTATCCCTCAAGGGGTATCCACATTAGGCATCATTTGCCGTATGAAAAGGAAACCACTCAGAGAAGTGTTGGCGGAAAACGTGCGAGCTCATATGAGCAGGAATCCGGCCGTCGATACGCAGACGAAACTCGCCAGTCGAGCCGGCATTTCGCAGAGTTCCGTGGCGCGCGTCCTCGCAGGGAGGGTGGATACGCAGATCGGTATCGTGGCAGCGCTGGCGACTGCGATGGGAGTCGATCCGGGCCGTCTTTTCGATGATCCGGATGCGGCGCCAGAACTGCAAATCGACCGCGAGCGGTTCGCAAAACTACCAGCAGCCGAGCGGGCGAAGATCCAAAGTTACATTGACTTCGTAATGGCTCAACCGGAGCTCACGAGCAATGACACGCTTTCGTTTTCGGAGAAGCTGACACAAACAAAAAACGAAGAAGATCGCACGCGCAGGGCCGCTCAACGTCCAATTTCCAAAGAATCGTTGAGCATCAATGAAAACCAAGACCAAGACATTCCGGGGCTTCGAGGCCGAAAACGTAGTAAGTAATGTTCTGACGTTCCCCCTGCCGGGGACATCGTCCAGCACTCACAGCATCGAAGCGCGCCAACGCGCGGTAAGAGAAAATCTTGCCAGCCTTACCTGCTCCGTCGACTCCATCACCCCAGTCGCCTACGCCTTAGCAGCCGTATATCCAGACGGGACGGTGGAGTTTTCCACCCAAGGCATCGAGCGAGACTTTGCCACGCCGGTCGCGGAGTCCCTTGACCGACTGTCTGCAGTTCTGCGTTTCCACGCTGCAAGACCTCGCTTCAAGGATCGCGCGCAGCGCGGAATCGCTAGACTCGCCCCGGTCGCCTCCCTCGCGTTCGTGGCCGCCACGTACTTTAACGAAATCGCCTGGCTCGATTGCGTCCTGATGATCGCAGGTCAATTGACAGTCAACTGGCTGCTGCGCCGAGGCGACCCCGCCCACTCAAGGTAATCCCCGCGCGGTTATTCGCTAACGAGTTCACACGCCGATTCAGTGATGGCGGCTCAGTTCCGCATTCGGATATCCCCAAGGGGATTGACAATGTATATCCCCGTGGGGATACTACGCTTCGAAGCGCGCCATCCCGTCGCGTATCCGTCACGGAGTTCTTATGAATTCACTTCCCGATTCAGCCGGAGATGCCCGCCGGGCTTGGCTTTGCGGGGTTCAAGAAGCTCTTAACCCCCTTCAAAGTGACTTTGAAAAGTCCCTCGCTTGGCGTCTCACCTTAGTGGTTGCAGTGGTCGTCATCACCATCAACGTGCTCGCTGCGCCGCCCGTGTCTCCGCCGAAAATCCACACGCCCATCCGCTCGACGGTTTAGCGCGCGCAAATGGCAACGCGTATTCCCGTCACCGATGCAGACATCGCACGGGAACACCGCCTCCGCCATCTTCGCGGCTCCGCCGTTGACGCAATCACCAATCCCGCGCTGCGAATCTGCCTCGCCAACTGTGCCGAGCTACGCAAGAAACGCGCGCTGCCAGAGCAATCCGCGCTGGACGGCAAAAGTCTTGCCGCTGGCGAAACCGAGTAACGCCACATGCAAAGAGCAAATTTCAATGTTCCAGCGGAACCGACGCGCCGGGACACGATTGGACTACGGTCCACATTTCACTACGATCCCATGGCGCCTCGCCCGACAACGCCGATGATGGTTGGTCAGCACGTCGTCGCTCGCCGTCCGCTGCACGGCAGCGTCCACACGCTTTACATGATCATGGACGGTTCGACGGTCGTTCACACGTCGATCTCGACGCCGAACGCAGACGACTGCCACGCGGCAATCACCAAGCACACACGTCGCGTCGCCGCAGCGCTGACTGAAAAGACAATCGCCAAGGCAAAACGCAAGCCCCGGGCGCTGCGAGTGAAGGAGGCAGCATGAGCCGCCGGTCGTCCACCCCATCGAGGCCTCAGTATCCGACCACGTACGCGGCAATCGTGAAGGCCGCAGAATGGGATCACGCGTATCGCATGGCCGAGCTGAAGCAGGCCGCCAAAATCATCATAGCGATCGAAGCCGATCTCGCTGCGTTGATCGAGATCGGGATCTACTATTCGGTCGATCGTTATTCGATGTATCTCGTCGACTGCGGAGGCATAGAGTCGACGCGCAAGAAGTGGGCGCTCCGCATCCGCCATTCAATAGCAAACCCGGATCGCCTCGTCTCTACCTTACTCGCGCGCAACTGGATCGTCGACGAAGCAACGGTCGACGGTTCATTTAGCGCGGTCACCCTGCGGCGGCCGAAGACCCAAATCCGACTACGCCTCGACTGTTCCGCCGAGTTCGCTCAGCAACTTCGCGGACAGCCGTCCGAGGAGGCCGCGTGACTTTCGCTCTCCTAGTCGCCATCACCACCTGCTGCGCTGCCTGGTTCGTCACCGGCCCCGCACAGCAACGTCACATCGGTTTTCTGTTCGGCCTGGCCGACACGGTCTTGTGGCTATTCGCTGGCGTGTCGGCCGGCAAGCTCTTCGTCGTTCTCGTCGCTGCGTTCTGCGCGCTGTGCTTTGCACGGCCGTTCCTGCGCGTGCACCTCTATTCCCGCCTCCGGAGGCAACATGGTTAATGACCTGTCCCCGATCTGCAAAGCACTGATTGCACTGCTCGCTAGCCAGACGTCGGTGCTGACGATCACTGATATCAACGGCAAACTGGACGAAGCCGACGTCGACGCCGTGCGCGCCGAGCTGAGAATGCTTGTACGTGCTGATCTCGTTCGACAAGGCGTTCGAACAAACGATTCACGAATCGTCTACTGGTTTGCAACGGCCTCGATCGACACTGCGGAGACGGATCGCGACGCTACCCTCGCCGACGTAGGTGAAGCAGCCGAGCCACGCATTGTTTTCTTCTGCGGCGACTCGGAATCTCTCAAAAACAACACTAGCAATCGCCGCTACCTCACCTTCGAACCGACCGCGCCCGGTCTGCTCAAGCGCGCAGATGAACACATGCGAGCACGCGCGGCCACGTACGATAAGCCGGCCGGTGAGCGCAGCATGGGTGCGACGGTTACGGCGTTCAATGCAGTTACGGGCCGCGACCTTGCCGAGGCAGAAGGCTGGCTGCTCATGCAGTTGCTCAAAGACGTGCGGTTGTTCCAGCGACCGGGCTATCACGCCGACAGCGCCGAGGACGCCATCGCCTACACCGCACTCATGGGCGAAGCGAAGGCGCGCGAGGCCGAAGCTGCGGAGGGGCAGAATGTCTAAGACCAGCCCGCTTGTGCTCGATGCAATGATCGTCACCGGCAACACGAAGGCAGCCGTCAAAGCCGCCGGCGGCGGGTCGTCTGATTTGTGGACCGTCCCGCCCGATCAGATCTATTACGACCCGCGCGACAACGTCCGACCGCTCGACCAAGACCATGTACGGCACGTTGCGAATCTCATTAAGGCGAACGGCTTCGATCGCAAGCACCCGCTTGGGTGTTTCGTGCGGAAAGTCGGCGGCGAGGATCGCATCTTCGTGTACTCCGGCCAGCATCGTTACCACGGCGCTCTGCTCGCAATCTCAGAGGGTGCGCAAATCGATCGTCTGCCCGTCGTGATCGACGACGCGAAGTCGGTGAATCGCGTGAATCTGATTTACGCCGGCGTGTCTGCGAATGACAGCGAGAAGCTGACACCCTTGCAACTGGCTGAGAAGGTGGTCGAGTTACAGGCGCTTGGTGAGAAGAACTCGACGATCTGCGAACGCCTCAACGTAACGGATCAGACGATTCGCGACGTTCTGCTGCTCGCGAACGCGCCAGCGGGGCTTCACAAGCTTGTGCGAGACAAAATCGTCTCGTCGACGCTCGCGATCGAAGAAGTGCGCGCGCATGGCGGCGAAAAGGCTCTCGAACGCATGCTGAATGCCGCCTCAAAGGCCAACGCGTCAGGAAAGGGAAAGGTCACCAAGAAGGTTTTGGATGCAACCGCGCCGAAGTCGACGCCCAAGAAAATCACCGACCCACAAGCAAAGCAACTTTTGCAGGCACTGCAATCTGTATTGCACGACCCGGTGTTCGGCAAGCTTTCGCCCGGCACTATCGCAGGCGTCCATGCTGCGCTTACACCACACGCGGATCTGCTCGACGCCGTATCGACGAAGCGCGAAAAACATCCTATCCATGCTCCCAACACCAATGGCGTCTTTGCCGACTGCGAAACTATCCGCGCGCCGATCGTGAGGCGGACCGGACTGTCGCCCGCTGAGATTCACCTTGCACAGCCTGACGACGGCGTCTGGATCTACTCCACCACGCTGCGAGTTGGCAACAGCTACACGTCTGGTCTGCCGTCGCTGAGTGACTTCACGGCAACGTACCCGACACGCGTGCAGGCGATCCGTGCGGCAGTAAGCGACTTTACGCGCGCACTTGACCGGGCACACACGACGAGCACAAAAGAAGCGCCAACGGTACGCACGTGGCTCGACAAGCTTTGGGCGATGCCAGATCCGGACTGGACTGCGGAAATGGCAGAGGAGATCGCCAAATGACGGTTCGCTCGGCCATTTCTACCCCACGCCCGCTGCCGCGTGAGCGGGAACGCGCGGAAAAGCGCCCGCAGCTTTCCCTCGCTGGCGCCGTCCCGGCGCACGCATCGAACGACGACCTCAGCAGCAGCGGGCTCACGCCCGCCAAAACGATCCAGAAGGACGAAGCGCCGCGTGCGCGGCGCAAACCAATCCAGACGAACGAAGGTCAGTCGGATCCCCGACTGACCAACCTCGCGCGGCTCGACGCCCTGCGCATCGAGATCCGCCAACTGGTCGACGTGATCGCGCGCGGCGCAGACGTGCAGCTGCTCGACCTCATGCGCGACGAGACAGGCAGCTATAGCCGGCACAAAGCGGCGCAAGAGGCGCGCACGTGGGGCCGGCGCTGCCGGCGTCACGCTCGAAACTGGACTGATGCAACTCGACCGCGCATTGCGCCCGACGTCGACGTAAGGAGCCACCATGACTGA